TCTGCACTGCACCGTCAATGTCAACAACGTCTAGGTTAGTTGTACCGTCAATATCGGCATTACCTGAAATGTCAAGAGTTGTCGCATCTAATTCACCTGCAACAGTTACTACACCACTAGTCAAGGTTATCAAGTCTGTGTCACTTGTATGTCCTATAGTCGTGCCGTTAAGTATTACATTGTCTACTGTGAGTGTGGTAAGTGTGCCTACAGATGTTAGGTTAGGCATAGCTGTAATTTCATCGTCAAAATATGCAGCTAAGTCTGTTACAGCAACTTGCACCATAGTGCCGTTGTCGTTAAGTACTACTCTGTCTGCATCTGCGACTGTAGTAGATGTGGCAGTAGTATCACCGTCAAGGATGTTTACTTCTGTAGTTGAAACTGTTAATCCGTCTAGCACCTCTAGTTCAGCTTCGGATATACCTGCTGAACCTATAGTGAGTGTACCTGATATGTCTACGTTACCATTGATGTCAATAGTAGTGGCAGCTATCTGTATTTCTGTGTCAGCTACTAAGTCAAGCTGTCCATCTGTACTAGAGTTAATGTATATAGCCGTGTCACGGAATTGTATCTTTTCTGTGGAGGCTACAAGTATGTCATCTGAAAACTCAAAGTAGTCTTCGTCTTCCATCCACTTGAGAACACCGTCATTGCTTTCACCATCAAAGGTAACAGTAATGTCTGTACCTGATGTTGCGTCACCGATAGTAATAGACGTACCAAGAAGTTTAGTAATTGGTCCACCTTCGGCTGCAGTGCCATCATGTGTGTGTCCTGAACTCCATGCGAAAGCTGCTAATAACTGGTTAAACTCGTCATTAGTATGTGCCGCTGTTATCGTGTCTCCATCAGAGTATGAGGACTGTCTTGTGTACGTTGCTCCCATTTACCTTCTTGCTCCTAATTGATATTCCAACTGAAAACCCTTGAGTGAGTACGGTGCAGTTGAGCCACCATCGTTTACTCTTAGTGCTACGGCAAACCCTGATCCTTCTACTGCTTGCCTTACTAGCGGTTGTGATGCACCTCCATAAGTTCCTATTGAAGAAGATGAAGTGCCGTAAGTTGTTACTCCGTATATCGCAGCAATGTCACCAGAGTCTAATGCGTAAGCTGATGGTCTTGCTGAGTCTGCTGATTCGTAATCGTATCGTAAGAATAAGTCAGCGTCTATTGTTGATTCAGGTGCAAAGTTAACAACTACCCTCTGCATGTGTTTACGAATACCTGCATCGTTAAATGTTAAGTCAGGACTACGATACTTAGCCATGATAGCTGTACCGTCAAAGTCATTTCCTGATTCTTGCCTATATATGTATCCGTTTGCGTAGTCTCCGTGCAGGATTATAACATTTCCTGCCTTTACAAAGCTATCAGTACAAGAAGGTTTTATTCCTCGCATCTCAGAAAACTCAAAGGCTTGACCCTTCATAACGCACATAACACCTTTAGTAGCGTTCTGCCCTGTGCCGTCCTTAGTGAAGAATATGCGGTACTGAGTTTTATCTGGTATTACTACACTTTCAAACTCAGAGGCACTAGATAGGTTATCATCAAAGATAGATTGAACATTCGCACTTATTGTACCTAGTTCAACGTCACCAATTCTAGCAGTACCTGCAACGGTACGTAAACCATCTGGTCCTAAGAATATTAAGTCACCTGCAAATTCTTGGATAGTATCGCCATTAATGCAGCCAATGCTTCTCGTAACAGGTGTAATAGCAAAGTCACTTGATGTACTTCCTGTTAGTTTAAAAATCCTGTTTTCACAAAATATAAATAAGCTATCACGGAAAACTTTCAGACCTGTTATAGTAGCGTCAACTTTAATGCTTCCTGCGCCACTACCTGAGTTAAAAGCATCTTCGTCAGCAGGTTGACTAAACACTATTGTTTGCGGTGTACTAGATTTACCTGCATAGAACATGTGGTTTTTAAAAGCTACCACATATTTAGAACCTTCAACTGTGCTTTCGGTTACATCTGTTGCTGCTAGTGAGCTATTAAAAACAGTAGGGTCATTAGCTCCGTCAACAACAATTATCTTATCTGTGCCATCAAAGTTAAAGCGTTCAAAGTTGTATTTACTTGCACTCGTTCTTCCACTATCTCTAGTTGTCCAACTTGAGCCACCTGCTGTGGCACTGTAGATGCCAGTTCCTCTTGCTGCTATTACATAGTCACCAAAAGTAGCAACCATTAAAACCTTTTCACTAGAAGAACTCGTATAAGGAACAACGACACTTACATACTTACTAAAACCGTTTATTCTTCTGTAGCCACCTTCAATGTCAGGCTCAAAGTTCTGTAATTCTAATGCTTCACCTGCTTGCATCATAAAGGTTGATCTGTTCAGGACTAACCCACCTTCACAGTTAAATGCTACAGGTTGTACTTGAGAAGCGTCAGGCATATTAATTTATCCTTGGCGATATATCCATAAAAGCAGTTGATGTTCTAGGAATATAAGTTGATCTAAGGTAATCAAATTTGTTTACTAGTAGTGTTTGCATGTTCTTTATACCCTGTTCAAACCTAGCAAAGTTAAGCTGATATTGTTGTGTTTCACCACGATACTGATAAACATAAGCTGTTGCACCATCTACGATAACTGGATCAAATCTTGCAGGTATAGTTGTAGTATCATCGTGATCTGACATATCACTAGGATAGGTATAATAGTCAAACTTTATCGAAAATTGTTTATCAGGGAAAGGGTACAGTAAATAGTTATTGTCTGCAGTACGCACTATGTATCGAGGTATGCCACCTTTTGTAAATTGCGTGACCGTACTTCCATTGTCGTGTGAAGCAGCCGTTGTAGAACTAGCTCCTCTGGTACACCCAGTTAATGTATTTGTGCTAATCCCAGTATATGAAATTTGTTCATTGCCTACATATATTGTACCAGTACTATCAAAACTTGATGCACTAGTTAGATCTATCTCTGTTTCAGACGAGTCTATTGCTTCAGCAGCAGTAGTAGAATTAATTTCATCTTCTTGCGTTATGTAGTTATTTATATAGTCATTGTAGTTTAAAACACCTAGTCTACCACCACTTGTTCCTAGATCACTATCTTTAACTAAACGCACAGTGTTATAGTCTACTGTTTTAGTGCTAGTAGGTAAACTATACCTAACTACACCTGCTGTTAGTGTTTGTGTTTTTGTAGAATGGTTAAAAGGATAGTTAAATTCACGTTGATTTATGTAACGTACTGTTTCATTAACTGCATTTTGAGCTTGTACTTGTATGCCTCTAGCTGAACTAAAATTAGATGAAGTTAATTGAACCTCATTCAATCTAGCTATTACTGAATTTGTTAAACTTAAATAAGTGCCTGACATATGTTCTCTTTATCTAAAAAGGAAGGGCAACTTAATGCCCTCCCAATTACTAAGTTTATGCTAATTGATCTCTATCAACATCAGCAGCTTTACCAGACGCTCCTAAGTCGTTACAGTCGATTATGCAAGCGTAAGCTCGTAATCTTCCTGTAGCAGGAGCAGCACCTGCAATTTTACAATCAATCGTATCAGTAGATGACTGAAATTGCGTAAACAAAGACGCAGCACCTGTGGTAACATCATTAGACTGTCCGTTACTACCTTCAGCACAGTAACCTGTGGAAGTAATATCAGCACCGTCAATCATGTCATCACCTGCGGCAAAGTCCATGTCCAAAGTACAGCTTCCAGTGAAAGCTTTCTCTACTTCAGCACCTGCGAATAGCACTAAGCATCCTGCAGGAATTTCAAGTAGTTGAAAGATGTCACCATCTGCGCCTGAATACCCTGCAGCTACAAGTGCGTCAATGTCCAAGTAAGCTTGAACCATACGCATTGCGCCCATACCAGTTTGAGTTGGTAGAGTTGCTATAGAGTTAGAAGATACACCAGTGGTATCTGAAGATGTCATATCATAAGTTGCCATTAGTTATCTCCTCTAGAAGCCAGATACATAATATGCACGAGATAGAGCCTCTGGCTTGAGAATCTTTCGTCCATATAAGTGCATACCACGAACAATGTCAGCAAAGCTGTCAGGGTCACGGTAAGACTCGGTCTTGTTTACTTGCTCCGCAGTTGCAACAGAAGAACTATGACCTGCACAGATCACACCAAAGTGTGTAGATCCTGTAGCAGTAGCTCCAGTTGCTCCGTTGCCTTTAGCAGGAAGGTTGTTAGACATATAGACTTTAAACCCATGCACATTGTTGAGGATCAAGCCGTTTTGTAAGCCGTTTCCACCCCAATCTGATTGGAATAGTCTTGAGTCTTCGTCCTTCATTAGCTCTGCAAAAACAGGGTCAACAACTAACCAACGATCCGATGAAGGAACATACTGTTGGTCAAGCTTTCTTGACATTCTTGCAATAACAGCTAAAGGAGTAGCGTTAGCAGTTGTCGTGTTCAATGAGTCACCACCTGCACGAGGCTTAACAACAATAGAGTTACCTGCAGTACCACCATTGAAATCATTAGCGTCAACTAGCATGGAATCAAGTAGTTCGTCTGATCCTGCACTAGAGACAGCTTTTGTTCCAGATACGGTAGTGTTTGCGGCACTAGCTACTGAGTTTAAGCTTGACTGCTTCCATCCTGATAGATAACCAAGAACTTCTTGGTCAAACTGGTCAGATAGTCTGTAAGCAGCACGATTAGATGCCATTTCACTGAAATTGACATGTGAGTGAGCCTCTTCAATGTCATCAACTTTAAATGCAAAATAGTTTGCTTTGTCAACAACTAGTGAAAAGTCTTCGTCATCGAGGTCTTGAGGCGAAATTTGTGCGCCACGAGCATACTCTTTGACTGTGATTTCAGGTTCTTTGATAATCTTCACGGTATCACCCATTGCAGAAATCTCACCAAAATAATCGGAATTGGTGATTTCCTCTACAACAGACTTTTTCCTGAAGGCTAATTGAACCTGCTTAGAATAGATTACTGGCGAGAAATTACCATTAGGTAAATTGCCGTAACCTGCTGCAGTTTTAAAAGCCATATTAAATCCTCCTTATATAGGTTAAGCTAGGCTTATGATTATAAGCTAAACATTCCTGATAAGGGCAAAGCGTTAATAAGGTGTAAGAATTTAAATGTTGCGCTACACGTTAATTCTTAGGCTCATACGGCTTTGGTGAGCTTTAGGGTATCGTTTGCTTGAAAAGCATACATCCATAATTAGACGTATGCCATTAGTTATAGTGATAAATTGCACATTGTCAATAGTTTTTTAACGTGCAGCACCACTAATATCGTATACAAATTTTCCTGATCGAATAGATTCCATTATTTCCTCAGAGTGTTTTGCATATTCTCTATTGGACATCTTCTCAACTTGAGATTCCGTCCATTGTCCTTTTGTGTCATCAGAAACAGGTGCTGACCTAGATCTGGTGTTTACAGCAGAAGCAGCGTTTTTATCGCTTTTTGATCTAGACTTAGTAATGCCTTTGTCTGACTTATATAAATCAATAACCCTTGCTGTAGATTTAGCATCATCTGCATTTTCATATAGAGCATCTTGAACCCATTTAGGTTGTGCTTCAGCCCAATCGTGAAACTCATCTGATTCTCTTATGTCAGCAAAATCAGGATGTAGAGCCATGAGTTCTGCTTCAGCTTTATCTCTGGTAGCAGTATAACGCATCTCTTCGATTTGTTTTACTCTATCGTCAAGTTCTTGAGATCGCTCTTGCGCTTTTTTGTCAGCTATTGTCTCAACTATTGATGCGACATCAGGGTACTTTTTTGCCCATGCTTCTATCTCTTCGTCAGATTTAGGTAAAACTAGTTCATTTTTAGTAGCTTTATCTAACTGTCCTTCAAGAGCTTCTATACGAGATTGGAACTCCTTCTCCTTAGATGCCATATGTCTGCGTATGTCACCATATCTTTTCTTAAAAGATTGCTCTTCTTTGCTGAGATTCTTGTCTTGTACCTCATCTTCTTTGCTTGTCTCAGAAGACTTTGTATCTTGCTGTTCTTGAGTTCCTTCTTGAAGCCCTTCTCCTTCTGATTCAGAAAGAAGTTCTTGAAGTTCCTTTTCGTCCTTCTCGATACGTTCTTGGTTTTTAGTCTTGCGTTGACTGACAAATCCTGCCGTTTTTACTGGTTGTACTTCTGCTAATTCTGCCATTTTAAGTTACTCCTTTTGTTGGGGTTGACCGCAGTGGTCAAGTAGCCATAAGGTAGTGTCATTACTACTTTACGATTTCTTCTTCTTTTTAGTAGCTCTCCTCTTTACTAGTCCTCCAGTTGCAAATCCGCTTCCTCCTATATATCCTTTACCTGTTGCTTGACCTATAGCTGTTTTCTCTTCTTTAGAATCTTTCTCTACAGTTTTTTTCTGTCTAGCTTTCCAAGCCGCAACATTTTTATCTATACGTTTTTGTCGTGCAGCTTTTTCTGCTTTAGATTCTCTTTGTCCTTTAGGTTTTATTCCTAACTTTTCTGCTGTTTTAGGATCAAGATTAACTTTAGACGCAGAAGTAGATGGTTTACTACTGCTATCGTCACTAGCCTCACTTTGTTGATTATTTTTCTTTGGTCCTGCATCTACAGAAACCCATTTCCATCTATCTTCACCAAACCAACCTTTTTCACCTGTAAGAACTCTTTTCCATTTAGTAGGGTCAAATGCCATAATATCCGCAGTAGTAAGGTTTTTCTTACCAAGCATCTCTTCTAATTCATAGCGTCTGATAAATTTTTGTTTTTCTCCATCGATTCTAAATCTAAAAAGATCAGTAGCCATAGGTTCTGAAGGTCCACCTCCTGCTTTTTCAAATGGGTGAAATTGCACAGAGCCGTATTGGGTATGGGCAATTCCGTGTATGCCTTCCAATCCACGATGCTGATGTCTCCGTTGCATATCTGTGCTACCTGCTGCTAAAGAATCTGCACCAAAAACTACATGTGTCTTAAAATTTGTAGGTGGAGAACTAACGTCTTTTTTTACTGCATTTTTTTCTTGTCTAGCTACAACTTTATCTTCTCTACCGTTATCTTCTGTAACAGGTCTACTTCTCCTAGCTTTTTCAAATTCATCTGTTCCATATGAAGGCATAAACACTTGTTCAGTTTGCGTGTCTAAAGATTGCGGCATTTGGGCTTTAGTTATAGGAGAACCCAACGTAAGTTGTGAGTCAGATATTGTAGGCTGTGCTATATTAGGAAAACGTCCTGCTCCACCTCTTCTAGATGAAGGTAATTGTGTTTGTCCTAGTGGCTCATACTTGAGTAAATTTGATGCAGATGGTTCTATCATCGGTGCATCAAAAGTATTAACTTGAGGAGGTTGTAAGCCTTGCATAGTAGCTACAGTCGGTCCTGCTTGAGTTGTACCTAAAGGAGGGAAACCGCCTTCAGTTTTTAGATTGTTGTCACTTCTTTGTCTAAGAATCATATCTCGTGTGTCTGGAGCAGATACAGCTTGGTCTTCTTGAGGAGCTTTAAGGAGAGGCTCACCTCCAAAATACTTTGTAGTTTTAGAAGGATCTATATCAACAGAGCTAGGGTCAAAGTCTGGTCCTGCAAAACCTGACGGTGTTGGTGACGTATTAGTAGGTCTGTAAGATGGCTGTGGATCTCGACTTCTACCTTCTCCATAAAGACTATCGCTTGACGTAGGTAAATAGCCACTGTATCCTTGCGGTGTAAAATAAGCACCAGTTTTATATTGATCGGACATATCAGTAGGAACATTGGCTTGAGGTAGTAGCCCTGCAGTTCCTTGAGGTGTTCCTGTTGGAGGAGACACTGGTGGTGCTACATCCTGAACACCAGAACCAGTAGCTCTATAAGGAGGTGCTACATCTTGAACACCAGAACCAGTAGCTCTATAAGGAGGTGCTACATCTTGAACACCAGTTCCTCCAGATGGAGGTACATAAGTAGTAGGTGCTGCTCCTGCTTGGGGAACTGCATCCATACCCTCTATAAAGCTAGGTGTTGAGAGTATTTCTGGTCCTTCTCCTGCATAAGCTGCTCCAGATAAAGAAGGTTCAGTTGGCAAAGTCTGGTCCATCTCTTGCTTAATCTGTGAAGCCACAAGCTTAAATCTTTCTAAGTGTCTAAGGGTTCTAGGTGGGGTTTGTTTATATAATTTTGTGTTACTAACGAATTTACCCTCGTCAGAAAAAACAGCCTGTCCATCAGCGTTTACATAATTATTTACAATTTGTTCAGCCACTTCTTCATAATCTCCTTTCAGTATAGCCCTGTCTAGTTGAGTGAAAGTCTCATACCTATCCGTGCCTAATTGAAAATGCATATTTATAAGAGTGGCTCTTGCTAAAGGAGTGTAGTTCGGTGTTGTGTCAGGTTTATATTTGTTGTCAATATAAGATGCAGATTCGTTTAGTCGTTTTAAAAATTCCTCTTTAACAATGTTTTCAGAGTAATCTTTTTGTATAGCCTCTTCACTGACCTCATTTTTCGCACCCAAGTATATTCCAGGACCAACAGTCCAGTTACCTGTTGTATCTAAATATGCTTTATATATAGTTTCACCATTAACTGTTCTAACAGCAGGTCCACCGTCATGTGTGCGTGTTTGGTTTTTTAGACTACGACTATTTTTTAAATCATCTAAACTAGATACACTAGCTTCATCTAAAAGAACACCTACAAGAGGATCAGTAATATTTACTACTCCTGCAGCCATAGGGTCAGCGTCTGTCGTTACATCTGTTCTACTAGCAAATTGTTGTCCAACAGGATATGCACTTTTGTCGCTGTCGACTCCTGCCATTATAGCACTCATAGTACTAGTATCGCTACTAGCAGTTTCTACCATGTCATCTGCACCCTGCTCTTGTGCTAGTCTAGCTGCTGCTTCATTATAAGGGTCTAAAGAAGGTTTAGAATAGTCAGGTCTAGGAGACATGTTTTGATCTGGTTCTCCTTTTAAATAGTCACCTACAGATTCAAATATGCTTTTTCGTTCAGCCATATTTATAACCCTAGTAAGAGCCGTAATCTCTTCACTGGTTAAGTCTTTTCCTGAAGAAGGGTGTTTTCCTGTCTCTATCGCTTTTTTAGCATACTTTCTAGCTGAAGATTCACTAAAATTTAATAAAGTTCCCAATATAGGAACAAAACCTGCTGCTGTTCTTAGTCCACTATCCTGATCGTCTACCCATCTATTCCAATCATCGGCAGTAAAAGCTTGAAACCCAGGAGAAGGAGCAGATGGTGTAAAACCTTGGCTTGGTCTTTCAGTATAGGGTTCTGGCTGTGCTGTTGTTTGTTGTGCTGTTTGTTGTGCTGCCGCTTGGTCGGATGCTAATACAAAACCTTCAGGTATAGTTGACATAGGTTGCCCATTAAAGAAAGGTATAGTTATCTGTCTACCTGTAGCAGGATTAATGAAGACTCTCATATCAAAACCAGTAGTAGTATTTTGTCTTTGCATATACCTTGTATTAGGATTATAAGTAAAAGTAGGACCTACTTCACCGCCTTCAGCCATTTCCCTAACTGGCTCTTCTACTGTTTGTAACTCAGATATATCAAAAGGGAGTTCGTCTTCCATAGGATCACCCACAGGTTCACCGCCTATACGTCCATCTTGTTCCATCTTTCCCATGCCCATTTTAGCTTCATCTCTAAGGTCTTCAAAAAACTTCACTCCAAAGTATCTAACAACATCAGCAGGAACAACATATTCACCTTCGCTTAACCTTGCAGGAATATCATCTCGTACTTCTTGGTCCATACTTCCAGAAGGAACTTCATTTCCACTTACAGCGTCTATGTTAGCTCCGTCATCCTGTAAGCCTCCTTCTTCCATAAAAGACATTTGTGTTTGTTGTTGTAATTTCATTGGTACTATCCCACCTTTGTTAAATGCAAATGCCGCAGCATCCCCAAGTTTAGCATTTTTAGCTAGTACAAGTGCGCCCACCTGTATAACTTCACTCGCTTCAAGTACAGGTTCTCCTGTAGCTCTGTTGTAGAAAAAACCTCGTCTTGTTGGGTCATATCCTACTTGTATCCATTCATCACTGTCAAAAACTTCTTTAGCTTTTTTAAAGGCTGAATCATCTGTAGCGTTTACAAAAGACCCTTCCATAACTGCATATGGAGCTTTAGGTTTCCCTGTTGCAACTTTTAAAGCTTTTCCTACGTTTGCAGAATCAGGTTGAATAAATGTCACATCTTTTAGTACAACAGTAGGACTATAAACTGTTTTTAACTCAGGGTGAGTTAATGTAGGTATCCATGTGTCGTAGTCTGTATATGCGTTAATATCTAGTCTTGCAGTAACATTATCCCCATCAGGTATGCTAGTGTTTAAACCTATGACACCTTTAGTTCTTTTACCTGCGTCTAATGCACTAACAACTTCTTTGTAGCTAGAAGGTTTTTGTATGTCGCTTATTTTTCGTATAGGTCTAAAAACGTCTGCTGCTTCTCTGTACTCTGCTGTAGTTATGTTACCTTCTTCTACCCCTTTAGCTAGTCCTATTAGTTTTTCATCTCTGCCTTTAAGTTTTTTTCTATACTCTTCAGATGTAGCGTTTTTATTTCTCCATCTATTTATCTTAGCATCATCTAATCCTGCAGCTTTTAAAGTTCCAACATCAAGTTTAATTAAAGGTCGTTTTACATAATCATCAATAGCTTCACCAACGTCTTTAGCAACATCACCTGTTACTTTTGCGATGTGTTCAGGAAAAACCATAATTTGTTTTGATCGGTCTTTAAAGTCAGCAAACAGAACAGAATCGTAGCCTTCGTCTTTTATCTCTTGAAAATTTTCTTTTAGTCTTTTTCTATCTGCTGCTGTCTTAACTAAAAAGGGCTTTTCTAAATTAGATAAATTAAATCTAGCTATGTTTTGACCTTTAGATATAGGGTTTCCATATATGTCTGTACCTCCCATAATACTACTTGGAGTTACATAGTTACCTGCTTGGTCTACGGTTATCATTGCTTTACTAGGAGTTGTAGTAAACGCTGATCCCACATGAGTAGCTTTAGGGTCATTCATTAGCTTTATAGCTTCTTGACCTTTTATATTTCTAGCTGTTTTTGCTGATCCTCCAAGATCTAATGCTCTCATGTTAGCATACTCTTCTGCTACTTTAGGGTCTATAGTAAAATAGTAACCTTCACCTAAAAACTGATCTTGCTTCCTAGCAAAGCCAATATCAAAGAAAGGTTCGTCTGGACCTCTTTCTCTAGCTGTACCGTGATAACCCCATAAACTGTCTTCGTCTGGTTGTGTAGGAAGCTCATCTTTTTCTTTTTTTGGGAGCTTATCAAAAAGCTCTCTTACAGGGGATTTACCTGCACGAACTGCTTTTAGTCCTGCTTTTAGTCCTTTACCTGCTAAGTCTCCTACTACAGGAACTACACCTAATGCCATTGCTGCAGTATTAACTGCTGTTCCTAATACGTCACCTTTTTTAGCACTTTCAACAACATCACCTGCTGCTAATACATCTCCTACAATAGGTACAAAGTCAGCTACCCCTGTAGCTTTTTTACCTATGGTTCTTTCAGCCATGCCTCTTAACCCCATAGCCTCTTCAGTCTGTGCGTCTAAATCATCTGACTGTATTTGTGGGTCAAGAGCCATTAACTTGTTCCTTTAGTTTTAATAGTCTTCGTAGTGCGTGTATGCTTCCTTGAAGACGATGCACATCTACTAGTGTATGAGCTTGTTCTAATGATCTACCGTACACGTTTACTTGTCTTTCTATCTCTTCTTTAAAGTCTTCATAAAGAGCATTATTATTAACCAACGGTTTTAAGTTAGGCATTACCTGAGAATCCGTCTTCTTGTGGAAGTGGAGCAGTGCCGACACCTATTTGACTACCGCCACCGCCTGATGTATCTTGTACATTAGCTCCTGCAGGTGCAGGTTCAGGTGAATTAGGTGGAGGCTGACCTTCAACAGGCATACCTTCAGGTGGAACTGGAGGTGGAGCAGGTTGTTGAAATTGTTTTAGTATCTCAGCTTGAATAGCTGCGTCTTGTAGACTGTTAGTTACTTTGTCAGGGTCTAAGTCCATACTCTTAGCTATTTCTCTTATGATGTAATCCATCTTAGCAAACGGTGCAAGTGCAGGATTAGACGCAACTTGTAGAAATTGCATTAAGCGTTGGCTGCGTACTTCATTAGCCATTAGGCTTTCTGTGCCTTGAGCTTTAACTTCTAAATCACCCTTAATATTCGAGTCATAATCAAATTGCATATTAAAACTAAAGAAAGCTCTACCTAGTGGTGCTAACAAATAATCGTCTACATTCTTCACAACATTTCTAATAGAACCATTAGCGGCTGACATAAGCATAGATATACCTGATGCAGTTCTGCCTACACCTGATACTCCTGTCTGTCCGTGAGCAAAACTAGGGAAGCCTGTACTTTCATCTGCCAGTACTCTAGCCTTATCAAATAGCTGCATATTCTCCCCTGCTACGTTTGGAAATTTTGTTCCGAATATAGCCTGTCCTGGTGCGCCACCCTGTCTTCTAAACACTTTTCCTGGATATACTGACAGGTCTTGTCCTGGAACTAAGTTAGTTTCATCTACTTCAATAATTAAGTTGCCACTCAATGCTGCGTTGTCAATAGCCATACGCATAAACCCATTCATAAGAGTTTGTGTATCATCCATATTCTCAGCAATTCCCACACCAAAGAAGCTGTAGGGATTAAGCTCATATGGTACGGCATAGTAAGGTATACGAACTGGCTTAAACGGATTGATAACAAGCCGTAGTATTTCTCCATTACATACCCATATATTAACATTTAGCTGATCCATATCTTTTAATTCAGACGGAATATCTAATCCATTTTCTTCTAACGTATTAGCATCTACATATCCCCAAAACTCTAACACTTCATATCTTTCAATAGATAACTGTGTAGTGTAGTCTACCATATCGTCTTCCCAGTATTTACGGTTGTAGGAAGCACCTAAATCAATAGCTCTATCTACAGACTCTTCTCTAAAGAAAGGACGCATCTTTAAACTTCTCATTTGCATACGAGACAATTTATGTCTTTCTACGACATACTCAGCCTCATCCATATTCTGTGCGTCAGGGTCAGGGTAGAAATCCCAAATAGAAACATGATTAGTGCAAGGTACAGTTTTAATTAAAGGGTCATACTCACCTTCGTCATTCCAGTTAGGGTATTCTTTGTCCATAGCGAATGGACCTTTCATTACACCTGTGCCGAACAAAGCCATTTCAAATGCAGTACTTCTAAGATGTTTATTCGCTCCAGACTCTTCTAACTGATCGTGTATTTTCTTTTCCATCTTTTTAGCTGATACTAAAGCAGGGTGAAAAGTTACAGTGTTTTGTGTTTTCCCTGTTCCTTCTATTAACTTTTCAGAAACTGGTTGTAGTTTATCTTTTAGTCCACCTAGTCTGCTTTGCAAATCAGAAGTAGTTTCTCCTGCTTTTAGTTCCATGTCTGGACTAAACAAGTATGGCTCAGAAGGTGTGTCTTCAGATACTGTTCTAATTTCATCTAACGCTTTATCTGCATTAGGATCTATATTAATATGAACAGACTCGGCTACACCGTCTGGTAGTCTAGTAGGATTTACTGTAAGGGGAAATCTATTATTGCCAAATAGAACGTCAGCTATTTGACCATAAGCTGCTAATGTTTTAGTCTTAGTTACTTTAATAAATACACGAGACTTTTCAGCCTCAGTAAATTGTACATCAGATCCGTATAGACCTCGGTAATTCTTGTACGCTTTTAACCATCGTGTTTCATCGTTTTTTCTAGCGTCTTCTGCTCTTTTAAACCTTTCACTTATAAACACATTAAGTGTTGACGGATCTCTTAGAGCGTTGTCTCCTTCTTCTATAACGGAGACTTCATCTGTATCAAAGTTTAGTTCTTCATTTGCCATGTTTTAATATCCAAATTTAGCGTCAGCTACTTGAAAGCCTGACTTCTGTGTTGCAGGGTTGTAATCCCATAATGAGCTTCTTGGTCTTGTCATAATGCCATATCTAAGAGCATCATACATGTGGTCAAGAGCGTTAGTATCTACATCTTCAGGGTTCTTCTTATCTAAAGGTAGAGTAGGTATCTGACTAATGCACTCCGTACAGTTGTTAAAGAACACTAGTCTAGGTTCTTCGGTGAACTCGTCAACTTGTAATCGTCTATGGACCTCATTCTTTCCTGCGACTCTTGAGCCTTTGCTGCGATCTGACGGTCTAAAGCGACAACCTCGTTGTACCATCTGTTCTGCCAGAGATGGACCAGTATCCCCACGTTTGTGCCAAAGGCTACTGTCCAACACACCATACCGAATACCTCCATCATCTTTTTCTGCCTCCAAGATCATATCAGCTAAGTCTACTGCTAATACTTTAGAAACGTGAAGCTCCCTGTACACTACAAGTTGCTCTGATGGAGTAACGGCAAACCAAACAACTGCTGAAAAGCTTCCGTATCCGTAGTCACAAGCCCTGAACTTAGTCCAACTATTAGGTATCTTATAAGGTTCAACTGTGTGTATCTGCCTGTTGAACTCAGGAAACGCAGCACCTTCAGCTACATCCCAATCACCTTCTAGTAGTTGCTTTCTTTGCTGTTCAGGCAAAGATAAAAGCATGGCTTCGTAGTCACCTGTGTCTGACAAGTAAGGGTTATCAAAAAGTCTAGCAGGAATAAACCTGCGTTTGAATAATGGTTGCCCTTCTTTGCTGTGACCTTTAGGAAAAGTTATTACTTCTCCTGTTTCTATATTTGTAGCCCAAAAAGACTTATTTGGTGGTGCAGGGTCTATAAATGTTTTCTTTACCCACTGATGTCCTGCTCCTCCAGGATTTGTAGTACCTCGCATGTATAAACCTAAAGCAGGGTCTACACTTCTAAGTCGAGATCTCATATAATCCCACGCAAAGGGTGTTGCCCACTGCGTCATTTCGTCAAAGCCTATCCAGTTAAACGCTTGTCCTTGATACCGCATTACGTCTAAGTCACGGTCTAGGTAGGACATCCACAGTCTGCCACCTCTAGGTGAAGTCCACTGCGATTTACGTTCTGACCACTTTATGTTAGGAATTGCTTTAGGGTACAACTCCTGAGACTTCTGTATTAATTCTCTTAGTTCTTCTGTCGTGTGTCGTACTAGCAACCCACTAAAGTTTGGGTCATTTAAGCCTCGCAGAGGGTCAGCAAGCATTGCGAAACTTTTGCCACCCCCTGCTGCACCTCCGTAAAGAACTTCCCTTTCAGATGATGCTAGGAAGTCTGTTTGAGGTCCGTCATTTGGTTTAAAGACAACATCCTGTGCTTGTTGTACTTCAAACGGTTCAGCAATAACTTCTGCAGGAACAGTTACAATCTCAGGCTCTTGCTTCTGCGCCTGTGGTATGAGTTCCTGTTTTTTCTTGTTCGAGCTTTTCGATTTCTTGTATCGTCTTTTCGAGCCTTGCGGCAAGTTTGCGTTTAATTGTAGCTGCTTTCTTACGTTTTCGCTCAATGTCTATTCTCTTTTTCAAACCAACATGTGAGATGTATCTGCCTGACTCTTTACTTAACCAATTAGCTACTTCTCTATAACTGTACTGTATTAAATGTTGTTTTGCCTTTTCTAGTAATTCTAATTCATTATCTATAGGTAATAGAAAGTTATCGTCTTCTTCATCTACTTCATAACCGAAAGGTGTAGTCCTAGCTACTCTAGGTATTCTACTCCAAGCCTTTTGATTTATCTCAGGCTTCGGTAGCGTCCAATACCCTAAACTTTCTGCTGCTTTCATTACAAGTACTCAACTACAAAATAGGCTAACCAAATAACAAACAGAGCCTTTAAAGCTGTTTTAGTTTTTTCTTCGTTCCAACTCCACTTACTCATTTGTTCCTTCTTTAGCAGGTAACACAAAGATACCTCCTGTAGATTCTACATTAACCTTTTCAGTCTTAATGTACCCTGCCCTGTCGAGTAAGTCTTTAGCTGCAGTCATTTTATCTCTTATGCCTAACTCAGTAGGATCTATTAAAGCATTACCAAGAGCAACGGCAGCACGAGGAGCGATCCTAGCCATATACTGTTTTGTAGCATCATCAATCTCCTCTTTAAGAGCTTTAACAATCTCATTTGTAGCTGTACCGTCTGAATACCCTGCTAATCTCTTAGCTGATAATACATCGCCTCCTGCTTCATCAAATAAGACTTTTAAAAAAGCTTGTTGTTTTTCTGTTAGTTGTTTCACGTTTATCCTTTTCGTGTTCTCTGTTGTATATATGTTCTAGCCACTCTTTTGCAATATCAAAATTGTAGAAGACTAAGCAGTAGGCACACGTTAGTCTGCCTTTAACGACAGACTTAGTGTGTCCACACACAGAACAGACATTGCGTTCCACAGTATTAAACTAAGTGGTGCTGTCCTTTTACTCATTACAATTACAAGTATCGCAACACTTACGATTAAGTATTGCACAGTATATACGTTTCAAATATCTTCTCATTTTAGTTACTCCCCTTTGTGAAAAACCTTGTATCTTAATTCTGACCTATGGATTCCCATATCCTTTAATAGATGGTCAGGAAGGTTTTTTAGTGTTACGTATGCGGCTCTTCTTTCTTGGTAGTCTAAAAAGCTAGACCAAGCTTTGTTTATGTAATATTTCATTTGTTGTCTCCATGTTTATTAAGTACTAGTATTTAGTACAAACATAGTTATATATAAACGTGACTACATAACCACAGACAACATTGCAAAGCCGTTATTACTTTTTACCGCTTCTACCTTTCTTAACTTTGCCGCCTTTATTCATAGCTATTACTATAGCTGCAGCAGGTTTTTTACCTTTCATTTTTTTCTTGTCTAACATAGGTTCTTTTTTACCTTTAACTGATGTGGCTTTCATACCACCAGTTGCGTAACCCATAGTCTTAGCTTTCGGAGGTCTTCCTACTTTACTTCCATATGTTCCTTTTCCTTGAGGCATTTTATATTCTCCTTGATCTGTTTTTACTGGCTGATACAACTCTAAGATTTGACCTAGAGTTATTCTTAGTATTTTTATCTACGTGATGTACATCTTTGCCGTCACCTTTTTTAGCTAGACCTGCTTTTACCATTCTGCGTCTAGCTGTATTGCGATTGGCTCTCTTCTTCTTAACTGCAGGAGTGCCATCGTAATTAGCGTATTCTTTTTTATAATTTCTAGGCATTTAAAATTCTATCTCGTAGTTAACTTGTACTTTGTTTTTGTTTGTACCTTTAAATGTTTTACCTATTTTATTTAACCATGAACTGTTCTTAGGTAATTCATCATACGTAGGTGTTACAGTTTTGTTACCTGTATTAGCATAAGATGCTACTAACTTTTTAATATCTTTAAACGCTTTATCTTCTTTAGCTAGAGCTAATGCACTTTTCTTACCTTTAGCCATTATCTATCATTCCTATAAATTTCTCTTTGCATATACAACACATCCGTTTCTAAAATAGAAATACGTCTAAGTATGTCATTGCTATCACCTATGCCTCTAGCTAAGTGAGTACCTAGAGATTTAACGTCACCGTCAATGTTTGTAATATTACTAGCGTTAACATCTACATCTCTTTTTAAATTAGCTGAACTCAGTTCGGCAACTGTAGCTGATAAGTCTTTAATAGTAGCATCCGTCTGAGCTACGTACCAAACCGCAGCAGAGATTTGCATTGCCAGAGTTGCGGCAAGACCTATGGATACTTTGATGTCCATTAATTAAGTTCAAAATGTGGACCATCAATAAATGGTCTTCTACCTTCGGATCTGCGTAGGTCAATGTAAGCCATCATAGCTTCTTCCATTGTGCCATCCCAAGTTGATATGTCTGGTATATGCCAAGCTGCTCCCCATCTAACAACCACACCTTCTTCTGTAGCTGCCCACTTCATAGCGTCAGCTAGATCGTCATACAGGTTGAGTTCCCAACTTGCCTTTCCGTCTACGTAAGCCATTAAGTCTACTGCGTCACCTGTTAGGTGCTTGGATTTCATAGTCTGCGATTTTCCTGCGTCAAACAACTTTTGCTGTTCTTCTTGTGTTCTCATTCCGTAGATAACACCAAAGTCAATCTTAGTGAGTTCAATCGCCTTCTTGACAACCTTAACTAAGTCTTCATTTACGCCTTCTAGTTTGTCTAGGGATCTGCTCGACAGTGTATAAGCCATTTGTGTACTTCCTTTTGTTTTTAAGTCTTTCTATAGGCATCCGTCTTTCGCCTAAGTATTGGGGATTAAACTTTACTATCCTTATAGGGTCTTGACCCATATGTATCAACAAGAAATTCCCATACGTCATCTGTTTGGATACACCCTATTCTGTATTCGTTGTCTTGTACTAGTCCTATATTAATGTCAAAGTAGTTTTCCATTGCTCTACACTGCTGTGTATCTTTCATAATTACAGGAGGAAAGTTAGGATCAATCCACCAGACATCGTTCACTAGGAACATAACGTACAGAAATACTTTCATAGTTACTTTTTCTTAGGACCAAAGAATTTAGATACACCTTTTGTTCCTAAAGAGGCTGCAACTACAGCACCAAGGCTGTATTGATACCAATCAGGCATCCCTGCAAGAGCAGAAAAGCCATTTGCTACTATTTCCCTACCCCAATCGCCACAGAAGGACAGTACTAGAGGAATAGAAAACAATATAGTTATCCATTCGTCTTTCCACGAACTCTGTGAAGCCCTAATAGCAGCTAGATCCCAATCTATATCGCCTGTTGCCTCTTTAAGGCGAATTTGTGCTTCAGCTTTGTTGGCTGCAACCTTACCATCTAGGTAAGTAGAGGCTAAACTGCCTACTGAAGAGATTAATGTTCCTGCAATGTTAAACATCTAGTTATCTTTACCGTTAGATTTACCTTCTACGGCATTAATAAGCATGTTTACGAATTGTTGCTTCGCTATTTCGTGCTGATCGAGTTGAAACTTAGCTGAAGCTACTTTGCCCTCTAAGTCTCTTATCTGTGCTACTATGTATTTAGCCTTATTATCTAGGTCATCTACTTTGTAGTCTTTTTTATTAATGTTAATTACGTTATCTTGTGACATTTGTACCTCTTTTATTTATCCCTGTTCGACATCCACGCTGAAGTTCCCATATAAGCTCCGACTATACCTGCACCACTGATGTAAAACAGATTAGAAATATCTGAAAGTGCCTTTATGTGGTCTATAGGCATAAAGAACATAGCTGCAGTAAAGCCACCCATCGCTATTAGAGTACCTGTAGCCATTCTACGTTGAGCTTTCTGCTTACGGAGTTCAGCTTCAGTCTTATTTATCTCTTTAGCGTGTTCTAACTCTTCATCAGTCACTATGCCATCACCATCTAAGTCGT